AGCGCGTCGCGATGAACCAGTTGCCTGCGCGCTTGATGACGGTCGAGCCTTCGTTGCGCGAGAGGAAGCCTTCACTCACCGGCTGGTTCGCGAACTCGACGGCCTTCGGAACCGGGTTCGGCAGTCGTCCATCGGCGAACGCCTGCACAGCTTCGACGACGTCCGCATCGACTTCGTCCCACGTCATATGCGCAGCGTGGTCTCGTCGATCGAGCCGCACCGCAGAGCACTCGTCGCGTCCATAGTAGCGTCCGCCGGGACGGCAGAACTCGCCATCGCGGCGCCACTTCGGGTTGATGGGCTGCGAGTAGGCCTGCAGAAACGCACCGAACGTCGCGTACGCGCGCCGCTTCACCGGCTGCGCATACGCCTGCGCCATCGTCCAGATGGTGTCGGCCGGATCGTTACCCCCTTCCCAATGCGCCATGAGCCACAGGAGGTCGTCATCGGTGAGCGTGTACCGCCAGCCGTCACCCACACGGATCGTGGTCATCGAAGCATCTCCCGAAGCGGAACGCGTAACGGCGCACGCCGCTGCATCTGCTCGAACACGCGTCGAGCAGCGAAGTCGTAGTCGCCGAAGCCGAGGTGCGCGTAGTCGATGTGCGGCCCCTCGAAGTAGAAGTCGTCATCGAACTCAAACGGCCATTCGAGATCGGCGAATGCGGCTACGAGCGCCTCCGCATCGCGCCGCTCGTGGATGGTGTGACGCACTTGCTTGCGCGTCATGCCCGCTGACCACCACGAGCGCTGTGACTTGATGCGAAGGGCTGGCATCAGTACCGCACACCCTTCTGAGCCGGATCCCATGACTCCGGGATCTTCGCCCCGCGCCCGCCGGTGCGCGTGGTCCACACCGACTGCGGCTTGGTCTGCAATCCGAGCTTCGCGACTGCGTACTCGAGCACGGTCGCCTTCCACAGACGGGAGCCCGGGTCCGCACGCCGCGTCGGCGAGCTCTGCCGGTGCGCGTAGACGTAGCGAAGCGTGATGCCGTCGAGCGGCGCACGCTCCATGAGCGCAAGGAACGCAGCGCGCGTGACCTCGATGAGGTCGTCGGTCACCGGCTCGCGCGGCGCCTTCTTCACGTTGCCGGGGAACGTCCGCATGTCGCCATCGACGCCTTCGACCCTGCACTCGGCTTCGATCGCGAGCGTCGTCGGGTTCAGCCCGTTGCCGTGCTGCACAAGCCAGAGCAACGGGTTCGGAAGCACGACGCCGTCTTCGGGGTCGCGGAACGCGAGCGCGTGGCAGCGCACCTTGAGCGCGCGCAGACGCTTCGCCATCCGCTCGTCACCACCGGCGCCCTTGAGCTGCGCCGCGCTCACACCGAAGACGCAAGCCGTCTGGTGCAGCGTGATGCCGTCGATGTCCGCTGGGCTCCGGACCACCGCTTGGCGATGTGAGAGCTCGTGGATGCCAGGCTGTGGCCTCTGCTGCGCGCGCAGGTCCGTGATGATGATCGCCACGACGAAGATAGTAGCGCCTGTCGCTGCTGCAGGTAGTCTCCGCACAGGCCGAGAGGCTCGCGAGGTCGTTCGGCCCCGTGGCCCCCGTACCGCATCCCGTATCCGGGGAGCGCAGGTGCGAAGGGCCGCGGCTTGCCCGGTGTGCGGTTGCATCGCACACGCCTCGGGTCGTAGGGTGGCAGCCATGTCGTGGTGCTCACCCTGCGGGATCCATCGGTTCAAAGAGGCCCTGGCGCGCTGCCCATACTGCGAGGAGACGCTCGCGGAGCTTCGTGCTGGCGCTGGCCTCTCCTACGGCTACGCCCTGAGCGGCGAGGTGCGGGACCGTCCGCCGCGCCCCGGCCGCAACACGCGGAAGGCTGGGACGGCGTTCGGCAAGCCGTGCAAGGTGATCGTGAAGCTGGAGCCGACGCGTGCGCGGTGAGCACGCGACCACGTGGCTGCTCGCGGTCGTGGTGGCGCTGATCGCCGGTGCCTACTTACCGCAGTGCGGCCAGGTCGCGACGGGTCAAGACCGCGCGCAGGTCTGCGATGCGAGCGATGGCGACGCGGGGCTGATGCTCGCGCGGCTCTGCGCGCACGAGGCGACGTGGCGTGTGGCGGACTGCGATGGGATCTTCGGTGTGCTTGAGTCGCTACGCCAGATCCAAGAGCGTCGCGAAGACCGCCCACGCACCATCATCCACGCGATGGCGCGGTACAGTCCGCGGTTCTTCGCCGGTCTGACGTCGAGATCGCCGATGTACCGGTTCCTCGTACCGACGGACCGCGGACGCGGCTGGGCCCGTGTGCTCCATCGCTCGCGCGAGCTCGTCGGCGGTGCGCTGATCCGTTGCGAGGCGCGTCCCGACCACTGGGGCTCACGTACGCACCCGCACGACCGTGTGCGAGCCCAACGAGCCATCGACGGTGGCTGGTGGCGCGAGACGTCTTGCGGCGACACTGCGAACCGCTACTTCGTCGATCTGCGGAGGTGACCACATGCATGCGTTCGACTGCTACGTAGACGGGGAGGCGCTCGCGGAGATCGCCGACATCGAGCGTCGTGAGACCACCACGGTGCGGCTCCTCGTCGATGGTGTGTGCGTCGCCGAGGGCTGTCGCCCGCGCACCGAGTACGAAGCTCACGACATCGAGCAGCGTCGCGTCCAACGCCACGTACTAGATCACCTGTCGTGCCTCTCTGCAGAGCAGCGGCGGCGTCTCTGCGAAATCGGCGAGGCTGCAACCGCAGCGCTTCGCGAACGCGTGCAGCGCCAACTCCAGAAGCCGAGTGGCTCCGTCGTCATCGACGTGCGCGGCTTACTCAAACGCCCCGTCGGTTGAATGCCGTGATGGCGTGCGCGTCTGATGCGCATGACCGACGAGATCGAAGACGAAGAGCTGCCGTTCGGCGCGATCAATGTGATCGAAGGCGACGTGGTGCTCGTGTACTACGCGAGCAGTACGCTGATGGCCAATGGGTGGTGCACCATCGAACGCGCGCAGCACGATGGTCGACGATGGATCGAATCCACCGGACAGAACAGCCTCGCGTGGCGGTACAGTGGTCGCATCTCCGATGCGTGCGTCGAGGGGCCCACGTACGAGATGCTCGCGCTCGCGCAGGCGCTGCGTGATGGTCGTAGCTTCGATGCGCGGCGATGTGCGTGCTGCTTCGTGCACGACGGTGTGCTGCTCTGGTCACCTCGCAACAGCCAGGTGCAGGCGAAGATCACCCGTGAGGCCGCCGCGAAGCTCTCGGCGCAGATCTTCGAGCTGCTCGGATCGAAGGCCGTTGCGCCATGACTGCGTTGCTCGCTGCTCTGGATCCGTTCGTCGTGTGCTTCGCACTCGGCTGGGCGTTGATGACGCTCCGCGGAACCGTGAAGTACCGGCGCGAGCTCGAAGACATCGACATCGTCGTGATCGGCGGCGGTGTCATCTGGGTACTGGCTCGCGCCACTGGATACACACCATGACCAACGACGTGAAGATCATCCTCGAAGACGGTGACATCGTATCAGACGACGACGGGCGGCTCTTTCGCCTGGTCGCGCTCAATACGAAAGAGGCGGCGGCTGTTCACGGCTTCGTACGCATCGCAGAACAGGGCGTCGCTGATGCGATGTTCACGAGGATGCTGCGTATCGTCGAGGATCCGCTGTCTGACGACGAGCAGCTCAATCCGAGCATCACGACGAGTGCACGCGGTGAGTACGTCGCGCCAGCAGCGAACGACGAAAGTGATGACTCGTGAAGACCAAGCCTGTACCCGCTACGTCAGTCGTTGCCGACCCCGGCATCTGGCATGAGCTGCGCAATGGCGTCCTCGAGCGGCACAGCGACAGCCTGCTCATTCGCGTCTACGAGCACGACGCCGAGGGTTTCGCCGGCCGTGCGTTGCTCGCCGAAGCGATCCGCGACGATGGGCGCGAGCTCAATCCGGACGACGAGCGCTTGGTGATCTCGTTGTTCAAGAGCGACATGCAGCGACGCATGCGCTCCGTGTCGAGCGCCATCCCCTACGCAGCCGCGGGCTCGAGCCCAGCGCACACGACATGGGTCCTCGCAGCTTGGCCGGTGCTGTGATGGACGACCCGTTTCGCACACCCTCTGTACCCGAGACGCAGCTCGCGAAGAGCGACGACATCGCACAAGACCTACGCGAACGCCTTGCAGCTGCAAGTCTTGTCCCCGTGCATTACAGGGATGGATCACTCAGTGGCTGGGGCTGCGACGGCGAAGCGGACATCTCCCAGACGGCAATCCGCGACTACATCAGAGACCGCCTCTCGTGGCGTAGGCTGAGCTGGTGGTCACGGCTCTGGGCGCACACGCCGTTCGGTGACTACTACCGCACACGCGAGAAGATCGTGTCGTTCGATCGTCGTCTTGCGAGCCTCGCCGTTGAGCGTGAGCTACAGATGGAGCACGAGGCGATCGTGAAGCGCGTAACAGGTGCGCAATGAGCGGATTCCACCCCACGAAGTTCTCGAAGCGCACGACCACCAAGCTGTCGCGGCGCGAGCGCTTCTCACCGCCGTCCGTCGTTCGAACCGACAAGTCCTTCGGACGGCTCCTGCGGGACTTCAAGAACACGCCGAAGACGACCGATGCGCAGCTCAAGAAGCCCGTCGACCTGGACGAGACGCTGCGCGCCATCGAGGCTGCGAAGCGCCGCTACTAGCGTCGGCCGCGCTTGATGTTGCGGTAGGCGAGTGCGCTCCCGCCGATGATCGCGATCACTCCGCCGAGCATCGTCAGCCCGCCGACAGTGCGGAAAGCCGGGGCATCCGCTGCGCGGCCTGCCCAGAACAGACCGGCGCCGTGGAAGAGCGACTCGAGCCCGTAGCCGAGCAGCGCGCCCGTTGCTGCGCCTCGGCCGGTACCGGATGCCGCGAAGCCCATCGCTGCGCCGCCCGCAGCGGAGAGCCCGCCGGCAGCCAACGTGCTCAGGCTGACTGTGATCCCGGAGGTCTCCTGGATCCGCGCGATGAGCTCGGGTTCGGGGGCGCGATCCGGCGAGCGGTGCGCGGTGATCAGCATGACGTCGTCGGCGACGCCGGACAGGCGCGTCATCTGGCGATCGCTGCATTCGGTACAGGTCATCGAACGACTCCTGCGCGCCGCAGCGCGTACCAGAGAACCATACCGCACGAGATCGTGAAGCTCCCGCCGAGAGCGAAGCCCACGAGCTGCAGCGGCGTCACCTTCACGCCAGTCGCCCACGCCGCGACCCAGAGGCCTGGCGCGATGAACGTCGCACGCAGCGCAGTGAGCCCGAGCAGCCGCGGGATCGCCGCGACGTCACCGTCGACCACCGCTGCCACCGCGTACGTGCTCGGCGGCTCCTGGCCTCCGCGCGGCACGAGCTCTTCCTCGGAGGCGATGGGCGGCATGCCCACACCACGCCCGTAGATCGGCGGCAGGAACGCAGTCACCGACCGCCCTCATCGAAGGGGTTGCCGGGCGGCGCGGGCGGTGGGATCGTCTCCGCGCGACCCTTCTGCGCTGCGATGTCCATCGCACGCGACCAGGCGCGGTCCGTCGGCGAGTCCTTGAGCACCTCTTCGACGCGGCGGATCCGAGCACGAGCCTTCGTGTCGCCCGCCACCGCCTGCGAGATCAGCTCGACGACGGTCTTGAGCAACGACATCCCAGCGGAGATCAGCTCTGCTTCGCCCATCACTCGGTCTCCAGGTTCAGGCTGCTCTGGTCGCACACGCCACCAGCGAGACCGCCGAAGAGCGTGATCCACTCGCGCACTTGCGGCGGGACTTCGAGCAGGTGCGTCTGCGTCGCAGGAGACTCGAGGACGAGCGTCAGGCCGTGCAGCACGCACGCGCCAGCGGCGATGAAGTCGCTTGCGCCGGCGCCTGCGCGCCACGCATCGAGGCCGCGCTGACCGAGCGTGAAGGCCGCGCGCGCGATCTGCAGACCGAGCCACACCGGTCGCCACGGCTCGAGCGCAGCGAGGAACGTCGCACGCGTCTGGTGCGCAGCTGCGGCGCGATCGATCTCCGCGTTGAGGATCGGCGCGACGCCCTCGTCGAGCACCTGCACGACCTCGGCGCCAGCGGTGAGCGATCGCTGCGCGGTGTCGATCGTCCAGCTCGAGTCGCACCCGAAGAGCAGGACCGCGAAGAAGATGACGAAGCGGCTCATCGAGACAGTGCCTTCCCGAGCCCGTAGACGAGCCCACCACCGAGTAGCGCAGCGAGCCCGACCCACCCCCACGTGTACGGGCGGTCGAGGCGGTAGAAGCGCTCGCACTCGGGCTCCGTGTTTGGGAGCTGGATCTCACCTTCACCACTGCCGACGATGATCGTCGCACCCGACGTGGGATCGACGCGCCACATCACGTAGGCTTCGCGATTCGGCGCGATCGACACGAAATGATTGTCCGGTGCGGTGCCGAGCACGCCTACGCGGTTCAGCTCGCGTACGTCGGCGCTGCGCCAGTACGGCCAGCCGTTCGGGCCCCAGCAGGCGTACTGCTGAAACGGGTTCAAGTAGTTCACTTCGTCTTCTCCGCGTCGGTGGTGGGCGGCGTCGGCAGCACCGGGCGTGGGCCCGCGAGAGCGGGCAGGAGCACCGCAAGCAGGTCGACCAGGTACTTCACCGCGGCGCCGGTGGCCTGGATGCGCGCGAAAGCGACGTCATCCCAGCGAGCCTCGGTGCTCTCGACATAGCGCTTGATCGCGGGCTCGACCCTGTAGTAGACCCAGACCCAGGCCGTCAAGATCGCGAAGAGCGTCCACGCCGCTTCCGCCGGGTTCGCGCTGATCCATGCCACGAGCTGGTCCATGCACCCACAGGGTAGCGCGCAGGGCGAACGTGCGTCTACTCGTCGGCGTCGTCCTCGAGCAGCCCGGTGACCCCAGCGCGCTCACGCATCTTCGCGATCGCACGCTTGTAGATCTGATCCGCGCGCTGCCGCGTCTTCCCAATCTGCGCACCAACCTCGCGCAACGTCGTACCGTTCACGACCGCGAGCACGACATAGCGCTCGCGCTCCGTGAGCGACGCCAACGCGCTGTGCGCCCACATCGCACGGCGCTCCTGATCGAACACAGCCGTCGGGTCGAACTGCGCCGCCGCGAGTTCGTCGCCGATGGCTGAATCCCCACCGGGCACGATCGGATCCGCAAGCGACACGATGCGGTAGCGCGCGCCGGACTTCACCGTCTTGTCCGCGGCACGCTCCGGTGCTTGCCCGCGCGCCTCGCGCACGAGACGTCTGAACGCCTGCTGCAGGTTGAAGACCGCCCACGTGACGAAGCCCGCGCCGCGCGTCGGATCGTAGTCTACCCAGGACTGCAGCAGCACAGCGTGCCCGATCGCGAGCAGGTCGTCCTCATCGATCGGCGCGATGCGACGCATCGCCGGGAGCTTGAATCGGCGCGCAACGAAAGGGACCAACCGCCCGTACTGCGCGATGATCTGCGCCGCGACGTCGTCCGTGATGCCGCCCATCGGACAGTTGCGCAGGTGCTGGTACTTGCGCATGCCCCCCGGTGGCTGCTTCACGTTGCTCGGGCGCATCACCACCAACGTGGTGCTCAACGATGGCGGCTCGCTCGACGTGCGGCAGTCGTCGTCGCTCGCGAGCGTCATCGCTTCCGCCGGATGGGCGCAGCTGCGCGCTTGCGCCGCAACCCCGTGAGCGTCGCGCTCGGGTCCATCGGCTCGATGTCGGGCGCCTGCGTCCGCGTCTCGAAGCCCTGTGGCGGAGTCTCGTCGCCGGCATCCTCGTCCTCGTCGGGCTCGTCGTCGTCCGCATCTTCGTCGAGATCTTCCTCGATCGGCGGCGCGGGAACGACGTCGTCCGCGTACGCCTCAGCTGCAGCCTCGCGACCGGGCGTCGTGGTCTTCGGCAGGGTGCTCGGCAACGGCGTCTCGACGTCTCCGCCGAGCTCGTCACGCACCATCGCCACCATGTCCTGCTGCAGCTGACCGAAGATGTCCTCGATGCGGCGATCGATGGCGGCGCGCGCAGCGACGATGCGACTCGCTACGAACGCCTCCACCACTGTATCGCCGAGGACGATCTCGAGACAGACGCGTATGACAGCGGACTCGTTCTTGAGCCCGTTGCGCGTCTGGAACTCCGCCATCCGAGTGCGCAGCTTCGAGCTGACGCGCGCACCAACTACCGGGCCTGTCCCCATTGGGCGGGAAGTCTACAAGATCTCTCCGCCCTCTGCACCACTCAGCTCTGCGTCGATCTGCTGCGCACGACGCAGCGTGACCCACCACGGCGCGAGCACGAGCTCGTCGGCCAACGCGTCGACGTCAGCCTCGACGAACGCATCCGCGAGCCGCGTGAAGATCGAACGCCGCACGGTGAACGGCGCACCGGCGCACACGAGCTGCAGCGGACGCATGTAACTGGGCCGCGGCACGAACTCGCGAAGCGTGTGCGCCACACCGAGCTCGACCCACGCACCGCTGGTGCTGATGGGCTTGGGCGGCACGAGATAGATGAATCGGTCCGCCGTCACTACGCCGCCGATGTCCATCAACGCGCCGACGAGCGCAACCTCGTCGGGGATGAGGTCTTCGCTGAGACCCTGCGCGATCGCTGCACGAACCTCGTGGGTCCAGTCGTGCGTGATCTCGTGACCCTGCGCTCGAGCGATCTTCATCAGACGTTCGGCGCGATCGATCTCGGCGCTCGCTGCTGCGATGTAGAGCTTCACTTCGATCCTCCTCAGAACGGAATGTCGCTGTCATCCGGCGGCTGCTGCGGCGTTGCAGACGGCGAGACCGGAGCGCCAGCCACTCGCGTACGCGAACGCGGTGAGACCATGACGGTCTCGGCTTCGCGAATACGCGCGAGGTCTGTGAACGGGTTGAACTTGAGCGTGATCGAGCCACTCTCGTTTCGCCATGCGACGCCGACTTCGTGCCACTTGCCGTCGTCGTCTTTGGCGATGATGTTGTCTGTGGGGCCTCGTGCTGCGCTCATGTCTTGTCTCCGATCTGCGGTGGCGCGACGTCAGGGTTGCTGTGCGCCTTGAGCTGTTCGACGGAGAACATCTCGATCATGTACAACGCACCCTGGATGAATCCGTACCAACGCATGATCTTCTCGCGACGCTCAGGCTCCTGCTCGACGAGATCGATGGCGCGATCGATGAAGTTCGCGACGTACTCGAGTCGCTCGCGTAGCGCCTTGTTGCCGGGGTAGTCGGGGTCGAGCGCAGCCGGCATCACGTGCAGTTGCGACATGCGCTCGCGGTAGTACACGAGCACGTCGCGCACGCGTGAGATCTGCATCGCCATCAGCCACGCTCCGGCCACGCCCACCACAGAGCGTACGGTTGCGCAGGATCCAGCCCGGGTCGGACGCGTTTCGCGACGGCCGTACCGACGCGCTCGTCGAAGACGAAACAGTCGATGTCGGGCAAGCCATCGGGGTCCGGCTGCAGGTGCACGAATGTCACGAGAGCAGGACGCACGTCCTCCGCATCTGTGACCATCACGATGCGGCCAGGTGTGGGGTAGGGGACGCCGTGCGCGTCCTGCGCGCCGAGTCCGTTGCGTGGATGCGGTGTCTTCACTTCGTCTCCGGTGGTGTGATCGGTCCAGCCCACTGACCGGGCAACCGCTTGATGGCTGTGAGCCCGTGCTCGAACCCGAGTGGCACAGATTCGTCGACTGCGACGAACCCACGACCGAACTTGAGCACGCGCAACAGACGGATCCGTTGCGTGCCCTCGACGGCGTAGAGGTAGAGCCCGACACTCGCGGGCTTTGGGTGCCAGACGATCACTTCGGCTCCCGGTGTGGCGGCAGGATCGGCCCAGCCCATTTCGCGTTTCGCAATGACGCGCAGTTGCGGCGATAGACCGGCGGGTCACCGGGTGTGTTGTACTGGAAGCCGCGACCCTGCCGCGTCACCTCCTGCACCGACAGCTCCGGCGTGGATGAGTGCAACCACTCCAGCGGATCAGACAACAGCCACAGACCCGGCATCGTCGGCTTGTCGACCCACTTGAACGAGAACGTCACAGATCGCTTCGGCATCAGTCCCCCAACTGCAGCGCAGCGAGCGCGCGTTCGTAGTCGTCGACACGAGACTGCGCCGGATCTCGCTGCCGATTCGTCGTCAGCGGCTCGAGCCCACCATGTCGCTGCACCTCGTGATCGGCGATCAACAGCGCCTTCTCGATGACGCGGCGCAGCTGCGGATTCTTCACTTCGCTGAGATCGATCTTCATGGCGTTGCCCCCAAGTGCACCATCAGTCCGTAGAAGAGCAGGTGCGTCTCGTAGACGGTGCGGTACGACGACACGCTGTCGCGGATGAGCCCGTTGCGCTCGACCTCTTTGGCGTGTGGCGAGTCAAGCCACGCCGGTGCACACGTATCGAGCAATCGGCGGTAGTGCTCTGCGCGCGCCTGATAGTGCAGTAGCCGCCAATACTGCGCCGGTGTCACGCGGCTTCATCCCAGGTGTCGGCGACGTGGTAGGTGGCGAGGAAGTCCATTGGCGGAGCCCCGGGCTTCACGATGACCCGGCAGCTCATGCAGGCTTCGAGCAGGTGCCCGACGATGTCCGCCTTGTCCTCGGCGGCTTCGACGTAGATGGCGTCGTGGACTTGGGCGAACGGGTACGCAGTCGCGTCGACCTGCGGCAGCACGTGCACGAGCTCCAGGAGGGCGCAGTCCATCAGCGTCGCAGTGCCCGCTTGAATCGGGAGGTTCGAGGCCTCGGTCGGCGGCACGTCCTTGAGCGGGAAGATGCGGCGACGCATCGACATTGACTCGTAAAGGTAGCCAGTGCGACGCGCCTGCTCGAGCACGCTGTCGCGGAACGTTCGGACGTCCGGGAAGAGCTTGAAGTAGGTGTCGATGACCCTCATGATCATCTCGACCGTGATCGGCGGGCCGTCGTAGTCGCCATCGTAGATGGCCTCGAGCACCGTGTCGGGGCCCGCGCCGTAGTTCAGGCCGTAGATGACGCGCTTCACGACGTCGCGGAGTGCCTTCCGGATCGCCTTCTCGATTGGGTTCTTGAGATCGAGCGTCGTGTAGTTCGGGAAGACGAAGCTCGCGACGTACGAGTGCGGATCCCACTCAGGCTCGAGCTTGCGCGCTTCATCGGCGCGCATGCAGATCTCGATGAGCTTGGCGTCGCCGGAGAGCGCGGCGATCATGCGGAGCTCAGCCTGCGCCATGTCGGCGCCGACGAACTTGCGACCCGGCGGCGCCTTGATGCAGCGACGCATGCCGATGACTTCGGCGATGCCGCGCTTCGGATCGGCGGGCTTCGTCTTCGTCCAGTTCTGTAGGTTCGGCTCCGAGCTCCAACGGCCTGTGCGCGCGCCGAGCGGCTTCCACCGCGCACGGATGCGTGCGTCGGGCCCAACGACGACGCCGGTGGTCTGCTCACCCTCTTCGTCACGACGACCAAAGTAGTTGGCGACGCGGTCCTTCGCGCGGCGCCACTCGAAGATCGTTTCGATGGCTTCCGCCGCACGTGGTCCGAGGTTGCCCGTCGCGCCACGCAGCTTGAGCAACGAGGTCTTCTCCGTGCTTGGCTGACCTGTCGCGGTGTGCGCGGGTGCGATGAACTTGCACGGACCCTGCGTGTCGTAGAGGAACGTCTGCAACTGTTGCGCGCTGTTGGGGTTGAAGTCGGGGCTGCCTGCGATCTCGCGAAGCGTGGCCTTCGCCACCTCTTCACGTACAGCCCAGTCAGTGCGCATCGACTCCCAGAGCGAAACGTCGACGGCCATCCCGAAGCGCTCCATCCCCAACCCGACCATGCTCTTGGCGAGATCGAGCTGGTAGACGAACTCCGCTTGGTCGGACCGGATCTCGCGTAGCATCGGCTCGAGTGCTGCAGCGGTACCCGCGACGTCGCGCGCGTTGTAGAGGAAGAGCTCTTCGCGCGTCTTGAAAACCTCGATGCCGCCGGACTTGCGCGGCGGCTTCCACGGCGATGCGTCGGTGTACGTGAAGACGATGTGCTGCAGCTTGTGCGGCTCGTCCGGCGCAATCGAGTTGTGCCCCACCAACGTGTCGTGATCGACGCGCGCCTCGATACTCCAGCAGCGCCAGAGCACCTGCAAGTCGTAGCCGATGCCGTTCTGCCAAGCGAACTTGAACCTGTCCGACACGAGCAGCCGCTTGACGTCCTCGATGAGTGCTTGGCGGTCGACGATCGTGCGACGTACGACGTCGTCGACCGGCGTCTCCGGCTCCCAGACCTCGCACCACGCCGCAGCCTCTTTGCGCTCGTGAGCCCAGTCGTCATCGGTGCGTGGGAGCCACGTGTTGCAGACGGTGGTGTTGCTCGCGGCGCGCTTCATCGCATCCGTGTAATACGCGGTGAGGCCGACACACTTGATGGTCGCGACGTCAAACGGGTCCTTCGCGTCGGTCTCGATGTCGACGCCGATCCAGTCAGGCGATCCATACGGCAGATTCAAGAGCCACTGGTCGAGGCCCTCAGCGGTGGTGACCTCGTTCTTCTCGACGTGCCAACGCGCCTCTTCGGTCAAGAGGCGCACAGCCTTCTGAACGTGCGTGATCATCGCCGAGACGAGGAACTGCCCGCCGAACGACTTGCCCGCCTTCGACTCCGCTTTGCGGATGAGGCTCGCAGGGTGGTACGTCGGGATCACGTACGCGACACCCTCAGGCAGACCCAAGTCAGGACCGCGGAAGACGCCACCAGCGACGTGGTGGACCGTGTGCTCGGTCTCCCACTCTTGGACCTCGAGCTCACGCGTCTTGCGCCCATCGCACGTCGGGCACTTACGCTTGCGCTTGTTGAGCACCGGCGCGCCCTGCCAACCGCACTGGCAGCCGACGATCGCCGGCACCACACCGGGCTGCAAGAACTCGGTCTTGCAACCACCGCACGTCCATGTCGGTAGCGTGAGCGTACCGGCGCACATCGCGCAGTTGATCGGCTGACGCTTCTTGCGCGTGATGAACTTACCCGTCATCGTCTCGAGCGCAGCTGCACCGAGCGTGAGCACGACGCGCGGACGATAGAACTCGATCTCGCGCATCAACCGCCCACGACACGACGGCACCGCGTTGGGGAAGTCGACGCTGAGCCCCTTTGCGTGCGACGGCGGCAGGCATCCGGTCGCGTTCGCGACGTACACGTGGTCGCGATCGACGCCGGCTTGCTTGAGCACCGCGTTCAGCAGTTGTCCGCTCGGCCCGACGAACGGCGTCTTGAGACGCACCTCGTTCACGCCGGGGCCCTCGCCGATCACCATCAAGCCGTTCCACTGAGCTGGGCGCTGCGAGTGCACGAACGTGCCGACGCTCGGTTTGAGCTCGCACGCGTCGCATGCGCACAGACGCTCGTCGAACGTGTACTCGTGCTGCAGGACGCGAAGCTGCTTCACGTCTTCGCCTGCTTCTTGATGAACTGCTTGAGTCGGTCCGCGTACCAGGCTGCTTTGCGGCGATCCTCGTCGCCGTTCTTCTTAGACGCGCGTGCGAGGTACTTGATGACGTTGCCTTCGAGGAAGCCACGATGCTCCTCGATCGTCTGCCAGGCCTCGAGCACTTTGATGACCTCGAACGGATCGTGTGCACCGCCGTAGTGCGGCGGGTGATCGACGGTCTCCACGGACTGCGAGGGCGCGTGCATGCGGCAGAACACCGCACCACGTGTCGCAGGTTCATGGAGGCAGTCCGCAGCGCGACACAATGTTCGCGGCATCGGCGGCGACGGTGCCATCAGCAGCAACCGCGCATCCAGCAGTCGAGTCTGCTTCGCGTTCGCTCGTGCGCCTTCGCCGGGGCCGATCGGCTTGCGATGCCACAACCCATTCGTCACGACGTACGTGCGACCATCAAGTATCTGCGTCACACCCGTGTACTTGAGCCGCTCTGTGTTTCGCAACGCCTTAGCCACGGAACACCGCCTCACCGGAGAAGGTCTTTCGATATTGCAGCCACGGCGATTTGAAGTTACCGATGAACCCGTACGGGTGACGCTGCATCTCGTACTCCGACATCACGCGAGCCTGGTGCTCGAACGGACTCCAGTGGCCTGCGACGGCCAGCGCGGCATGTCGTTCAGCGCACTCTTCGGGCGTGCGCTCGACGTCCTGACGCTCGTAGCTCACCGCGGCGCAGCGAACGACGCTGATCTTGCGAAGCTGCTTGTCGGCGTCGAGTCGCCAACACGGCGCACCCATCAAACCGGCGACGAACGGCAAATGCCACTCATCCACACCGAGCAGCGTCGGTGTGGAGGCTTCGCGCGCGTCACGCATGAGCCCAGCTGTGATCTGCATCTCGGGCTGCGCCGCTGGGTGACAGCGTAGCGCGAAGAAGTTGCCCCACTCGGTGGCGGTGACGACGACGGTGTGCCAGCAGAACGGCTCGAGGAGCCGATTCGCATGCTGCTTGTGAACGCCGAGATTCACCAATGCTTCGGCTTGTTCGACAGCTGCGTCACGAGCACGCAGCCACGCATCCCGCGCCTTCGAGCCATCGCGATCGTCCAGCGTCTCCGTCGCCTGCATCCCACGGCGATTGACGGTGAACGCCTCTGGCACGAACGGGTTGTCTAGAACCTGCTTGATGCGCCGCTCGACAGGGATGGCGCGCGAGCTTGCGCTGTTGCGCGACAGCACTCTGTGCGTGTTGAACTCAGCGAGGACGAACCGCGGGAACGTCACCAGCATCGTGGTCAGTCGGACACCACACGCAATCGAGTCGCACACGACCTTCGCGTCGTACATGGATCCCTCCAAAGGCCGGAGGCTGGACTCGAACCAGCGACCTCTCGCAGAACCACCAGGCGCAGCCGAAGCCACCACCTCTGCGAGCTGCTCTTTCCACTGAGCTACTCCGGCCATAACGGGCCTTCGCCCGGCCACCTGTGCGTCGGTGGCGTACGTGATCAGTCGGACGCAGGCTTGGGCTCGTCACCGTCGTCGGATTCTTCATCCGACTGCGCGCGAGGCGGCTGCATCACGACCTGGTAGCCGGCGAGCGTGATGAGTGCTCGCGCAGTCACGCTCGTGAGGATGGACTGCGTCGTCGCCCAGCGAATGATGTCGTCACTCGACTGGCAGTCACCGATGTGCGCATAGGCGTGAAGCCCGAGCCCAGGATCCGTCTGCGGCGCACCGACGATGCGCTGCACACGCTTGATGCCGACGACCCAGGTTGCGCCCCGCGGCGCGGCCAGAAGCTGCTCACCGAGCTCCGCAACACGCGGCAGGTCCCGCAGCGTGCCGTTGATCAACTCGACGATCACCTTCGGCGGTGTGAGCGGCGCGTGCTGTTGGACCGCGAACGCGATCGCCTCGGCATTGTGGCGCGCCAGCAGCGGATGCATGCCCTCCGGCACGACCACGTCATGCACGCCACCGGCACCGCCTGCGCCGTTCGATCCTCCGTTACCGGAGCCCATGCGGTCACCGACCCTGCGGCGGCGTCCACGGCACGCCGGGCGGCAGCTGCCCCGGCTGAGCGTACTGCTGCTGCCCTGGCTGCGGTGCGTACTGCGGCTGCTGCTGCGGGTACTGCGCCGGGGGCACGTAGCCCGGCTGCTGGTACTGCTGCTGCGGCTGAGGCTGCGCGTAGCCCTGCGGCGCCATCTGCTGCTGCGGCACGTAGCCCGGCGCGACGGCTCCGGGCGGCGGCAGCGAACCCGCCATCTGAGTCATGGGCTGCGGCTGCATCGGCTGTGCGACCGCGACGCGGCCAGGCGCATTCGGCGCCATCGAGGAAACCTGGTAGTCGGTCCACTCGTTGTACTGCTTGCCCGTCGTCGGGTTCGCCTTGCCGTGGTACGTGCGCGCCTGCACGACCGAGCCGATGATGTCGTCCGGATCGAACCGAAGCGTCGGGCCGTTGATCGGGTGCGAGATGACGTCGTAACGCACGCCCGCCGCATCGAGATACGGCTTGAGGAACTTCGGCACCGCGTCCTTCGACATCGTGAAGCGGTTGCTCGAGTTCTTGCCCTGACCGAGGCCAGTCTCGCTGCCGATGACGTCCCACTTGACCTTGACGGCCGTGTTGCCGCCGGGCGCCTTCGGCGGCTGCACTTCGATCGCCGTGGCGCGAAGGTGGTACGTACCCTCGAGCAGAAGCCCCCCACCGCCCTGACCGGGAACCGGCGGCGGCACAGTCGGGTCGAATCCGATTTCGAGAATCGTCATGTCTTGGTCCTCATTCGTTCGGTTTCAAATCCCGGCACCCTGCCGAGACCAGAATCATTCTGGCTTCCACCCCTTTGGGGGCTTCCAGCCAGCAGCAGAAGCCTGCACAGCCCACGCAGGCCACGGCCGCAACGACGTCTTGGCGGCACGGTACGCAGCACGACAGATGCGCAGAAACGCCACGCATGTCGTCTTCGACGCGCCACCTAAATCCCAACCACCATTGTGGACCGTGATGACGTCGTCATGCTGCTTCGCGAACCCCAACGCAGCGATCTCGACTGCACGGTACTCGCGCTCTGACTGGTCGTACGCGTCACGCCCGTCGCCCACCCAGTCGTGAACATACTGACCGTCGACGAGTCTGATGCTCTGACCGACGACAGCGCCTTCGCCATCGTCGTCGCACCAAGATACTCGCGTATCGAGCAACTCGAGCGATTCGCTCATTGCGGGATCCCCGCTGCGTGGGCGAGCTGCTGGTAGAGCGTCGGCGTCACGACGCCGTCACCACAGGCCATCGACATCGGTGGCATGCGCGCACCGAAGCGCGCGCCAGCGGGGAAGGGCCCGTGCTTCTTGAAGTGGCACATGAAGCTCGTGGAGCCGTTGGGGCCACCGACCTGCTCCATGTAGCCGAGCAGGTTCGTCGAGCCCGGTAGGAAGTCGCGTGCGTCGCCTTGCAGCTTCGGGCCAGCGCGCGTCACCACGCCTTCACGCGTGAGCTTGACCTCGTCGCCGCTCGTCAAGATGATGTGCGCCGGCAACCGCCACAGCCCGTCGCGCAAGCGAATGAAGTGCGTGCGCAACTGCCCCCAGTTGCCGTCGGTGGCCTTCTCGCGATCACCCTGCAGCTCCGCCATCACAGCATCGGAGTAGAGCGTGAGCTGATCGACCACGATCGTCCGGCCGTACTGCTGCCAGAAGGCCTGCGGACCGTGCTTCATCGCGAACGCACCGAGGATCTCGATCTGCGACTCGAGCTCATCACGAAGCGGCACAGGCTTCACGCCAGGCTGCGCCTCGCCGAGCTGGTAGTAGCGGATGCCGCGCCCACGCAGCGACTCGATCGAGTCCTCGTTCGGCGGGAGGAAGAAGAGCGGTACGGGGAACGTCGCAGCAGCGGTCGTCTTGCCCGAGCGCGCAGGTCCGTAGAGGAAGAGTCGCAGGTGTACCGGCGACGCCTCGTTCGTGTTGTGCCACCCCATCACTTCGTTCCCTTATGGTGTGCGTCGAAATACGCTCGAACACGGCGCCATGCAGCGTAGTCAAGCCGTTGGAGCACACGTATCGCGACCTCCTCTACGTTGCCGTACGCATCACGTCGCGACAACGGCGCCACCCCACCACGCACACGACGTAGCAGTTCTCGACCAGGGCGTCGGTGCCCCACCAGGTACCGCGAGATCTCCGGCTGATGCATCCCAACAGCAGCCGCCGCCTCACGGTGCGTCGCGAAGCCACGAAGATACGTGAGTACCTCTTCAACTTCCGCGTCCGTGCACTGCGGTACTGTTCGTCTATCCATGGAGCGCCCTTAGACGCGAGCTATTCGCATCGATTCACTCGTTGTCGAAGATCGATGCAGCACGCAACGAAGCGGGCATCTCCGCCTCGCCGGCACGTACGCGCGTGTGGTGATCTCGCGCAGCTGCAGCGGTGACGTCAGGCTGCGATGCGCAAAAGTCGAAGAACGCGCAACGACCGAACTTGCGCGTGCAGTTGGCGTAGTTGCGCTGGTACGTACCGAGCGCGTCGTGCTGCTCGCGCTGCGTCTCCCAGTACCGCATCGAGTCCTCGAAGGCCGCAAGGTGCTCCGAGCGCGGGTGCACGAGCATGCGCTCGTTGCCAGGCACCTTCTCCTTCGACGTGATGTTCACGATCGAACCCATGAACGGCACGCCGTAGTGATCCCAGTCGATGCACCGCTGACCGAGCCACACCTGCCCGAGGATCTGCAGATCTTGCGTGTAGCCCGTGAGGATGTCGGGGCGGAGATCGATCGAGCTCTTATGTTCCACGAGTCGCCCCATCGGCGTACGTGGGATTTGATGATCGACGATGGCAAGGTCGAGCCTCGACGTGTAGGCGAAGCCGTAGCCGTCTTCGAGCGCGACGCCGACCTCGCACTCGACGTCGAGGATCTGCCACTCGAGCTGATCCCGCGTCCACCAGCGCTCGCAGTACGAGTTGAGCATCCGCGAGACCGTCGCGTAGCCGATCTCCCACCCAGGCTCTTTCGCGAAGCGCTCGATCACACGGAACGCCTCGACGTCCGGCGCCTCCGCGTGCGGCTGCGCATGTTGCCGCGCACGCAACCCTTGGTAGAGCGCCTCGAGCGCGAAGTGCCAGACGAGACCGAAGTCGAGCGCGTCGGGACGTCGCTCGTGCGTCCAGCCGAGCTCGTTCGCGAGCAGATGCTCTCGCGGACACGAGAGCACGCGACGCCAGTACGTCGAGCCACGCGCGCTCGGACCAGACTCCGGATAGCCGAGCACCTCTTCGGCGAGGCGGCGCTTGCCGCTCAGCGTCAGGTCGGTCACCGGCACATCGATCACAGGCATCAGCTCACCAACCTTCGCGTAGGGCGTGCTCACGCCAGAGTAGATGCCAGGCACGAGCTGCTTGCTGCCGTACGACAGCATTTCCAAGGGCGCGCAGTCGCTCCATCCGAAGGGTAGTCCCATCAGCGCCTCGACGAACTGCGGGTTCAGCACCCGGGTGGGCTTCGAGATACGCTCGCCACCCATCTCGGTCTGACGGTCCTGGTGGCCAACGATGTCCGCCACCTTCACCGCCATCGTCAGCGGCACACCCGCGCGCGTCGGATCGTCCTTCGTCGCGTGCTCCGCTTTGCGCGCGAACCACGTCTCCGGGCTCTCGCCGTCGTTCGTGAGACTCGCTGTGGGCGTCGGCCACTCGGCCGACGCCGGAGGCCACCCAGCCGACTGG